AAACCTTCATCTGGTTCACGAACTTGGGTTTGTTCTTTATCGCCAACTATAAACACCTCTTCTGTGCCGTTAAGTTTACAAGCCATCATAAGGTATTCATAAGGGAATGATGAGTATTCATCCAAAAATATACGTTTGTGACCACGCGTCTCCATGGCTCGATGAGTTGTCTTAAAATTATAATCCATGGTAGTTCCATCTCCCATGTCTATACCAGTATAATCTGATCGCAACTTCGTGAACGGTGCCAACACCAAATCACGTTGGTCAGCCAAAGTTCGAATGATAAAGGACTTGCCAGTTCCTGGTCCTCCACTAATGTGGTGCATACGAACCCTATGCGAAAACCCCACAACAGGCATATTATCTTTGGCACGTTTCTTAACTGCTGCCAAGCCAGCTGGATCATTGTCAGAGTCGATCAATTTATTGGCCAATTGTGACAATTGTTCAGTGGTCATTACCATATCAACAAAAGTTTCAGCATGAGCGCACAAAACCTTTTGTTGTCCTAACTTCCCATGAAGCGAGGCACAAATTGGACACGAAGGTAAGTTATCATCCTCTTCCCTAGGGAATACTGGAGCAAAAACTACTTCTCGAGATTCAGGTCGCAACGTCCAGGCCTTTTGCAAAAGCTCAGGATTAACAGACTTGACTAACTTATCCGTTAAATTTTCCGAGAACACCCAATGATACAACTCAATTAGGTCCCACATCCAAAACAACATAGGCCACGTGACGGCAGCAAAAGCTCGTTTGATTTTGTCATACACGCCAGTTATATCAAGATTTTTAACTGCCAGAGACGTTTTGTCCCTAATTAGCTGGGCATACACCCAAACAGTTAAAGCGAATTTATAATAGTCAGTCTTTTCAAGATCCCACGGAGCAAGCAGTTGTTGAGCTACTAATGATGCTCCACCTCCCCTACGTCGGATAAAAGTCATGGCTGTTTCAACAGTCATTGACTTGACATCAATACACAATAGGTAATTCAACAGTTCAAAGAATTCACTTTCATAAACCGAATAATACACCAAATCATTGTGACGACGGCCTGTCTTCAGATCGACTGAGGCCATGATGTCTAAAACCTGAACATAACACATATGGTCAGGCAACGCCACCGGGCGAACTATCATTTCGCGGTTGGTAGCACGTATCAATTTAAAAATTGCAAAAGGTCCTAAGCGGGCGATGATTTCGACCACCAAAGAGAAACCAAAACAACCTTGTTGAGCAATGACCGGGGACTCCAACAGGAGCTTCCATGAGGCCTTTTTGTGTGTGTAGCCATTGGCATACCCACCATGAAAGGTCAAAGTTAGCATTCCATCAGCTTGGTCATATATATGATAAAGCCCGTTCGCTGGTAAATCAGGAAAGGCAAGTTCCAACGGGAGTAGGGCATAACCCACTCCATAATTGGCACCAGTCTTCTCAAA